ACGGCGACATTGATCTTGTTGCCCGTGGCATGGTGGTAGATGCTGCGGAGCTTGCCAAGGCCACAGCCAAACCTGACACAGCAGAAGCCATTGCTTTGGCTTTGCTGAAGAAGTACAACGTGACTGCACCTGTGGTGGTCATTGAAGAAGTCCCTCCAGACACAACAGAGTAAAAAGATATGATAGTAAAAGACAGTAATGACCTTCTAAACTTCCTTGTAGCCCAATCCGATTCTTCAAAGAATTGGTTTGGGTTTCAACAACAGAGAATCACGGCGATTGCTCTTGCACATGACATTGCAAGGTATCACGCTGATAAGATGACTCCTGACGAGGTGGTGGATTACGCCATCAGCGTCAATGAGTCGATTTACCACAAGATCATTAAAGCCACACGATAAACCATGACAAAACTTACATCTGCCTTTGGCGAAATCCCCAATCTGCGTACCAAGTCTTTTGAGCTTGCTGGATACAACTTCAAGGTTCGTGTTCCGCTGACAAAAGAACTTGATGCTATGCAAGAGCGCATTGAGAAGTTTGACCAAGCCGAATTCCAAAAACGCTTTGACAAGATGACCTCATCTTTCCGAACTGGCACTTTTGATGGTGTTGTAGTGTCAGAAGATGATGTGGTTATTGAAGGCCGTTCTACCAAAGAACTGGTTCAAACCATCTTGCAGATGGAAAACAGAATGGTTGAGTACATCAGGCTGTTGGTTCCTGTAAATGGGACGCTTGATGAAATCACTTATGAAGATATTGAGGCTGAGTGGCCCACTGCCGTTCAGTTAGAAGTCCTTGCCAAAATCTCTGAGGCAATTCAGCCCGGTTACAAGGACTCTCGAAAAAACTAATCTGGGACATTCACCTGCAAGCCAGAGCGTATGTTTACGCTCATGGTGGGTGTCCTGATGATGTTCCTGTAGACGATATGCGGAATATCGAGATTATGTTGTCGGATGGTATGTTAGGTAACAAAGCTATTTTGCTGGCTTTGAGTTCCTTGACCACAGGCAACTTAAACTCGAAAATACAAAAGACGACAAGACCGTTTACGATGAAAGATGTTCTTCCATCAACGCACGAATACATTGTCCCGCCGCTGACAAAGGAACAACAGCAAGAGCAAGCCAGCAAGCAATTGATGGCATTCTTGGCTACTAGACCGGGTTCGGAGGCTTACCTGAAAGAGTAGCATGGCTTATGTTCCCAAAAGCAAGTCTGTCAAGCTAGAAGGCTTTGCTGAGTTTGAGCAACAGCTAAAACAAATGGCTGAAGGCTTTAGAGGGGACTTAGTTGCCAGAAACACACTTGTCCCTGCTGCTAAAGCTGCAATGCAATCAGTTTTAAATGCCGCAACAACTCGCGCTCCTGTTGGCGATAAGCCTAGAGACGGCAAAAACCCAATTCACATGAGAGACACTATTCGTTTGGATGCTCGTATCCCTAGCGAAAAAGACAAGCGAAGTGACTATGTAAATGAGACTGACGGTGCAATTGCCGTAGTGTCTGTCAAAAAAAGTGCTGTGTCTTTGGCTAATGAATTTGGCACATCAAAAAGACCAGCAAAACCTTTTCTACGCCCTGCGTTGCAAGAGAACATCAATAACGTGCTTACTGAACTAAAATCTGCCTTGGCTGTCGGAATAACTGAATACGCCAAGAAACTGGAACGCCGGAGAAAATAATGGCCTCACAAAACATTGCCCGACTTGGTGTTGTCCTTGGCTTGGATACGGCTGAATTTACTGCGTCTATTGACAAAGCAATTTCCGAAAATGCCAAGCTGAAAAATGCAATTCGCAGAGATACAAATTCTGCTGCTGGTGAATTAATAACATTGATTCATGCAACAGAAGACTATGGCAAGGCACTTACAAAAGTAGAGTTGATCCAGCGTGAAGTTACCTCGGGTAAGTTCATGAATGCCACAAAAGACATGAAAGATCGTTTGTTACAGCAAGCTGCTGCTTACGACAAAATTGCAATGTCGGCAAAAAATGCTGCTGGCGCTCAGTTTAAGATGAACGAGCAACAAAAAATTCAACTTACTTATCAAACCACTGACTTTTTTACACAGATTGTTTCTGGTCAAAGCCCATTTCTTGCTGCGTTTCAACAAGGCGGTCAATTGAAAGATGTGATGGGTGGCGTAGGCAATATGTTTCGTGCTATTGGCTCTTTAATTACACCATTTACAGTTGGGATGACCGCTGCGGCTGCATCTATTGGTGCGGTTGCTTATTCTTTTATTAACGCAGATAAAGAAGCAGCAGCCTTTCGTGACAACATGATTTTGACGGGCCGATATGCTGGAGTAACTGAATCACAAGTATCTGCTTTGTCGCAAAAACTTGGCACTGATTTAAATGTTGGTTACTCCAAGGCAAACGATGTAATTCTTGCGCTTGTTAGTTCTGGTAAATTTACATCAGCAGTTATTGATGACATGAGTAAAGTCATCTTGCAGTTTTCTAAGCTGTCTGGTGTTGACGCAAAAGAAGCTGCTCAGAAGTTGATGGGCGCATTTGATGGCACTGCTGCGTCTGTTCGCTCACTCAATTCGCAATACAACTTTTTGACCTTGGAACAATACAAGCAAATTGTTGCATATGAAAAAGCAGGTAAAGCACAAGAAGCAATTAAGTTAGGCGTTAAGGCTTTTGGTGACAGCATTGATGGTCAAGTGCGTGATCTTGGTACGCTTGAAAGGGCTTGGAAGGCAGTTGGAGAAGCGGTAACTTACGTTAAAGATGCAATTCTTAGTATTGGCAGAAATTCAGATCAAGATAAGTTGGTCAAATTAGCCGAAGACATTGAACGCATTTCTTCCGACATTGGTGGTACTGACACTCAAAGCATTGCTAACAGATCAAATAACAAAAAGTTGTTAAAGGAAAAGATGGATGACTATCTTGCTCTTTCAAAGAAGATGCAAGATGACGTTGCTGCGGCGCAAATTGCCTCAGACAAAAAAGTAGCCGATCAAAAAGGAATAACTGATTTGGCTAAATATGGGTCAATGTTGATAAGCAAAGATTTTGAAGTAGAAAAAGCAAAAGCTGATGCTGCTTATAAATTTGCTGAACGTGGCAAAAATGAAATTGAAAAGTTAGAGCTTGAATCACAGAAAAAGATTGCTGATGCTGCTTTGGAAATGCGTCAAAAGAATCAACAAGAAGACGGTAGAGCTACAGCACAAAACCTTGAAATTTACAATAGTAAAGTTCTTATCGCTGAGACTGAACTTGCAGAAAAGAAAAGACAGATCAATGCAAAAAGAATGATTGCTCAATACAACGATGAAGAAGCAGCGGCAAATGAATTTAACACTGCATGGGCTATTGAAAACAATCGCAGAGGTGCTTTAGTTGTTGGCGCACAAAACCAAACTCGCGATATGGAATTTCAACGCGAATCGCTTGAGTTGAAATACAAAATGATTTATGCAACAGAGCAAGAGCAAAGGCTTGCTCAAATTTCTCTGGAATACGCTCGTAAGCGCAAAGAAGTTGAAGGTCAAGACCCACTTGTATTAAAAGAACTTAACAAGCAAGAAGAAATTGCAAAAATGTTTGTGACTATGGATGAGTCTGCCAAGCGTACACAGCAAGTGTTTGACAGTGTGTTTGGTAACTTGTCTTCTGCCATTGACAACTTTGTCAAGACAGGCAAGTTAAGCATGAAGGATTTGACTCGTAGCATCATTCAGGATTTGATTGCTATCCAAATGAAAGCTGCTGTGATGCGCTTTTTGGGTGCGGCTTTTGGTCTTGCAACTGGCCCCAACCCATCAAATGATGGCTGGTTTGCAAATGTCTATCAGGCATCGGGAGTAACGAAAAAAGCCACAGGTGGCCCTGTAAGCGCAGGTAGCCCGTACATCGTGGGTGAACGTGGGCCAGAATTGTTTATGCCATCAGGCTCTGGGACAATCATTCCGAACAACCAGATGGGTATGGGCAGCACCTCAAACGTCACAAACAACTACATTAACGCAATTGACGTTAAGTCGTTTGAAGATCGTTTGCTTGGCAGTTCAAACACAATCTGGGCGGCAAACCAATACGCCAACAAAAACCTGTCTACTAATTTCGGGAGAACTTGATGTCATTCCAAACCATTTTTCAGGTGCAACAGTCAATGACTGTTAACAACCGCAGAACGGTAGGCCAGCAAGTTAGCCGTTCTGGTCAAATGCGTGTGGCTCAATACTTGACTGCTGTGCCTTGGGTGTTCACTGTTTCTCCGCACAACTACTTGGCTTATGCGACTTCTCGTCAGATCATTCAAACGATTGACAATCTTGACAGGCAGTTGCCAGAAACAATTACTTTTAATAGCACAAACTTATCTTGGTTTACGCGATATCAAGGTGGTGCAGCTACAACACCAACAACCGTAACACTAGGTGCTACACCTGTTGCGAACTCGCAAACTTTGTCTCTTGCCAATTTACCAGTGTCTACTGGAGCAATCTTTAAGGCTGGTGACTTCATTATGATTGGCGGCTACAGCTACAAGATCACGGCTGACGTACCCTACACTGGTGCAACTGCAACTGTGAGCATTCATAGACCTGTTATTGGTTCGCCTGTATCTGGTGCTGCTGTGGCTTGCGGCAACAATTGCACGTTTACGGTCTTGGCAGAAAAGTGTCCTACCTATACACTAACGCCATATCCCGGCAGCGCACTTGTGAACTGGGATGATGCGTTTGTATTTAGAGAGGACATTACATGACTACGACAATGACAGCATTGGATAGTTCGTCTATCCGACATGCTGAGTTTATTCGGCTGACGATGCCGTCTAACACCTACACTTTTTGTAATGCCGCTGCGCCTATTACGGTAAGTGGCATCACCTTTTCAAACCTTGGCAGTCTGTTGCAGCTTTCTGATATTAAGCGTGATATCAAGGCCAATAGTTCTGACTTGAGCATTTCGTTAACTGGTGTTGACGGAACAAACGTGTCAATCGTTTTAGGGTCTGACATTAAAGGGTCGCGCATTGAAGTTTGGCGCGGCTTTATGGACTCAAACAATCAAATTATCACATCGCCAACGCAGCAATTCTTTAAACGCTACCAAGGCATTGTTTCCAACTACTCTATTACTGAGGATTGGAACGAGCAAATGCGTATTCGCGTGGCAACAGTTGGTTTGTCGTGTGCCTCTTTCCGAACTATCTTGGAAAACAGGGTTGGCGGTGTTCGCACTACTCCTAAGATTTGGCAAGCCTTTTATCCTAACGACAACAGCATGAGCCGTGTTCCATCTATTGCAGGGTCATATTTTGACTTTGGCGGTGAGCCAACATCAGGTAGTCAAGCAGTTTCAAACGCTCCATCACAAAGACGATTCGGCATATGATTCGACTTGCAACAAGATACGACATTCCAAGATTGCTAGAGTTTGTAGAGGCTTACTCAAAAGAATACCCTGTTAACATTCTTGGCGATACGACAAGACATTCAGTTAAGCACGTTGAACAATTGTTGTTTTCCATTATCAATGGCCGTGGGTTTATCTTGATTGATAAGCACATGACCGGGACTTTAATTGCGATTAAACAAAACAACATCTGGTGTCCTGACGTTGTTGAATTGCATGAGTTGTTGTGGTGGGTAGACCATGAACACAGAAACAATCTTGTTGGTGGAAAACTTTGGATTGAATACGACAAGATAGCCAGTAAACTGCTTAATGATGGTGCTATACATTGCGCCTACACATCAGTTTCAGCAAATGGCCCATTGATAAATTACACCAAGCGCGGATACAAAGCTGTCGGCGCTAGTTTCGTGAAGGAATAGTTATGGTCGGGACGATGATTGTTGCGGCGTACTACGGTCTTGCAACCGGGGTCGCTTTAACTGCTGGACAAATGGCAGTTGCTTTTGCAATTAACTTTGCTGTGTCTTCATTGATGGCCCGTGCCTTTGCGCCTGATATGAGTTCAGATCAAGCAGTAGATAACGGTGTACGTCAACAGGTTCCACCATCGTCAACAAACAGCATTCCTGTCGTGTACGGCGATGCTTACATGGGTGGTTCGTTTGTAGATGCTGCATTGAGTACCGATGCAAAGACCATGTACTATGTTCTGGCGATTTCACACATTAGCCCTAACGGTCAATTTTCTTTTGACCTAACAGAAATGTATTGGGGTGATCGCAAAATTACTCTTGATGGAACAGACCAAACAAAGGTTGTTAGCCTGACTGACAGCGCAGGTAACATAGACACTAAGGTTAGTGGCAACCTGTTTATAGCTTTGTACAAGTCAACAGAAGCGGGTGTTATTACTTCTGCGAACGGAGCCTCTTTGCCTTCAACCTACATGGGCGGCTCAGACTTGCCTGTTGAGTTGCGGTGGGCGGCATCTAATCGCCAAATGAACGGTCTTGGTTTTGCGATTGTAAAAATGAATTACAACCGTGATGCGGAAACAACAAATATGCAAACTCTGACCTTTTCTGTTAGCCATTACCTTAACGGTACTGGTGCAGCAAAGCCGGGGGACGTTTGGTATGACTACATTACAAACGAAAAGTATGGCGGCGCTATGCCAGCAGACTTGGTAGATGCAACATCTGCCACAGCATTAAACACCTACTCTGATGGCTTAATACCTTACACAGATTCTGTTTTTGGGCCATTAACTCAACCTCGCTATCGAATTAACGGTGTGCTTGATACGGGTCAGTCATGTTTGAACAACATCAACTCAATAATGATTGTGTGCGATTCTTGGAATCAATACAACGCAGCGCAAGGCAAATGGAGCATTGTCATTAACAAGGATACATCAACAGCATATGCTTTTGATGACGATTCAATTGTTGGTGAAATTAGAGTCAGTGCTTACGACATTACAAGCAGCGTCAACCAGATTGAAGCCGAGTTTCCTAGCGGCGACAACCGTGACCAATCTGATTTTGTGTATTACGAGACTCCAGCAGGTCTGTTGTATCCCAACGAACCAATCAACAAGCAGTCAGTTCAGTTTGCGATGACCAACGATTCAGTTCAAGCGCAGTACCTTGCAACTCGAATCCTTGAGCAAGCCCGTGAAGACCTAATTGTGAGCTTCAGTACAGCGTATGTTGGAATTCAGGTTGATGCTGGCGATGTGGTGACTGTAACCAACTCATCTTACGGCTGGACAAACAAGCCGTTTAGGGTAATGCGTGTGTCTGAAATGTCGTTACCTGATGGTAACCTTGGCGCATCTTTTGAGTTGAACGAATACAACTCGCAAGTGTATGACGATCAAGACATTACAAAGTACATTCCAGCCCCGAATTCAGACCTACCTGACCCATCCTACTTTGGCCCTGTTCCAGCGCCTACAGTGGCTTCTAGCTTTCCCTCTGCTGTTGTTCCTAGCTTTAACGTGCAACCTTCTATGGGGACTGCTAGTTTTGCAACTTATGCCGAGATTTGGTATTCAGCGTTTTCAACACCTACGGCAACGCAAATACTGCTAGGTGGCACAACATCTTTGCCAAGCAACGGTGTGCCGTTTGCTGTTGGTCAGACATTGCCAACAGTTAACCTTGCAATTCCAGCAGGTAATTGGTATCTGTTTTCTCGCTTGGTCAATCCAATTGCCATTAGTGAGTATTCGCCAGCAAGCACTGTATTTGTTTGGAGGCCAACAACATTTCAATACACAGACAGATACATTGCTGTTGCGTATGCGGATAATGCAACAGGCACATCTGGCTTTAGCTTTAGCCCTCGAAATAAAGCATATTACGGTTTGTACAACAACGTGACTGCAAACGGCGGCACAGACCCAACACTTTATGAGTGGTACTTGTCACCCGTAAATTTTGGAACATCCGCTGATAATTATTTGTTGTATGCAAACCGTAGCAACAGGAAATTTAGCTTTGCAGTAGGAAATGCTGGATACGTTAACCTTGGTGGTTCATTTGTTCCAAGCGAAACATCTGTTTATGATTCAACAGTTTGGTCAGGGCTGATTGACCCGACTGCTGGAATTCAAAGTTTTATTGACTTAGACCAATCGACAGGTCAAGTTATTGTTAATGGATTTTCTAGCCCGAATCAAAACGATGGATTTTTGTCTATTACCAATAATACAAATGGACAAATGCGAGTAAACTTGCAACAGTTCTTGAATTTTGGCTCTGGTATTTATACAAAATCTTTTACCGCTGCAACATTGACTGTAGACGTATATGGTCGAGTTGTTGGCTTTCTTGAGCAAGATGAATTCTTTTATACAGAAACTGTATATACAGCCACTGCTGCACAGACTACGTTTAGCAATACGCATACTGTTGGTTGGATTATGGTGTTCCGAAATGGTGTTTTGTTGGACACAAGCGAATACTCTGAAACATCAACTACAGTTGTTATGGCAACAGCTTGCGCTGCTGGTGAGGTTATTGTTATATTTTATATGCGTGGGGTTAGCACATCTGCATCGTATGTGCAAACCAACATGACAATTGCGTCTAGCACAAGCAACACAATTACATATAACAATGCTCCTTGGCAAATCATAAATGTTGGAGACAATCTGACTTTTACAGATACAGGAACACCAACGCAATATGCTGTTCAAAGCATAAACACTACAACAAAAGTAATTACGTTTACCACCACAATTGCTGGCGCAACTGCTGGCAATCAAGTGTTTATCGCACGGGCGGCTGGTTCTAACTATGCTCCATTTAGTCGCTATAGCGTGAGCCTAAGTTCTGCCACAACATACACTCCAACACTATGGGCAATCCAAAACGGCGCTGAATCAATTTATGTAAATGGTCTTCAGATTAATGAGATTGACTACAACATCTCAGGTTTGGCAATTGATGGATTCCCTGCACCATTGACAGGGGTAATGACTATCTTTATGTTTGCGCCAAACAACCTAAACGTGCCAGCGTCAAACGTGGTTAACGTCACTGCATACTCAACAACAGGTCAAACAACATATCCGTTTACAAGCAATCCGTTGTCACTAGAAATCTATGCCAATGGTGCTTTACTTGCACAAGGTGCGTCATATGACTATACTGCGAGTTCGGCAAATTACATTTTGACCACAGCATTCAACAACAATTTAACCCTTCTGAATCAACAAACTTTTGCCCGAGATGGCGCAGCATAAGGACATCACATGACTCAAGCCTTTAACCTATCGCAACTTGCCAACAACCTCAACACAGCAGGTCAACTAGACGCTACTGACGGTCTTGTAAACGCTGTACCTGTCGCTAATGGAGGTACGGGGGCATCTACTGACTCTGCTGCAAGAACAAACCTTGGCTTGGTTATTGGCACTAATGTGCCTAGCCCTACTGGTACAGGTGCTTCAGGAACTTGGGGCATTAACATTACAGGTAACGCAGCTACGGCAACAACCGCAACAACCGCAACAACCGCAGCAAACGGTGGCGTAACAAGTGTTAACGGTTCCACGGGGGCTGTTACTGTAAGTGTTGTGCCATCAGCTATCGGTGCAATTGGGTCTGTTTTAAATGTTGCTAATTACAGCACTTCAAATTTGCTACCCGGAAACACTGTTGCGGGAAGTTCTCTTTTGTATGTAACAGGCGCTACTTTATATACTTCTGCAACCGGGTCTATATATGTTGAAACAAGTGTTTTTTGCACAAACGGTTTTCAAGGAGGCGCTGGCGGGCTTAGAGGAGGGAGGGGTGGCAACTTAGGGGCATTCCAGCCTTCAAATACTGCAACATTGTCAGGTACTTGGCGGGTTCTATTGCCAGTAACGGCGAGGTATTCTGTATATGATACTATCTATAACGAAACAGGGATTCAGTACACTGGTGTTTTAGTACAAAGGATTTCGTAATGAACTACACAACTGTTGAAAATTTGGTCTGGACGAAAGACGGCAACATGATTGATTGTGTTGTTGACTTTGCTGGTATCGGCAAGGTTCCATTTACTGCAAGCCCCAATGATTTGCCGCACAGCGTTGAAATTTACAACCGTTGCGTGGCGGGTGATTTTGGCCCAATTGCAGACTATGTTTTGCAACCAGACGAAGGCCCGCAAGAACCGTCTGAAATCCCAATTGAAATGCGAATTCCTACAACCACACCGGGAGAAGTGCTGTGATGCCAGAAATCAAAATCGGTTGCGTTGCAAACCTGTATTCGCGCATGATGCACTTCAAAAACGCTGGCGACATTGAAGCTGGTCACACGCATCAGTTTGACCACTTGACACTGCTTGCAAAAGGCAAAATCAAAGTCACGGTGGAAGGCGTTGCGACCGAGTTCACCGCACCGCACATGATTTACATCCACAAAGACAAAGTGCATGAACTGGAGGCGCTTACAGATCAAACTGTGGCGTACTGCATTCATGCTTTGCGAGATAAAGAAACCAATGAAATTCTTGACCCGTCAATGATTCCTGCTGGTGTTTCTGCAATGTCTTGTGCTGCGCCTGTTGTCAATACAAATAATTAGGCGATAATCTCATTAAGACATGACAATACCCGTAGCCCCGTGAGTACATGGGGAGCGTCACCACCTGAGTACAGGGAAACTTATGGCAGTCTTCAATAAATCAACTCTGGCGCAAGTCAGTGGTTTCAGCAATTGCATCCTAAGTGGAGAGCTTGTCTGGAACCAAAAAACCTACTGGAATCTTACATTTAAGAATTCCACGACAAATTTGCCTTTGAACATTAGCACGGCAACAATTACTGCATCAATTGTTAGACGAGAGCTTACAAACGTCAAAGACACCCGCAACGGTCTTACGTTTGATATCTCTAACATCACGCCAGCGCCAGCATCAATTCCACTGACTATTGCAAACAAAGATGGCCCTAACGGGGTCTGCACGTTAGTTATTGATTCTTCTGCTTGGTCATTGATGAGCAGCGATCCTGAATTGAACATTGACGCTGTAAACCCTGTTGGGTTTTCTGGATCAGTCAAAGTTGCTTTTCCTTCAAGTGGTACAACACCAGCAGATGATTCAATCATCTTCTTGTTGTTTCTTGTTCGTTCTGATGGGGTGGTGGTGTTATGAGCAATATTTCAGTAGTTGTCACGGATGGCAATAATGTTACGGCTATTGTTGACCAAGGTGTAGTTGGTCCAACAGGCCCAATAGGTCCAACAGGTCCACAAGGCCCAACGGGTCCAACAGGACCAACTGGCCCAACCGGGCCACAAGGCCCACAAGGGCCACAAGGCAATACAGGTCCAATAGGCCCAACAGGTCCAACAGGACCAACAGGCCCACAAGGTGCAGCCGCAACAATTGCTGTTGGGGCAACTACTACGTTGTCTCCCGGTTTTGCTGCAACAGTCAATAACATTGGTACTTCTGGTGCTGCTGTCTTTGACTTTGGCATTCCGCAGGGCGCAGATGGCACAGCGGCAACTATTGCGGCTGGAACAACAACAACTCTTGCGCCAAACTCTCCTGCTACTGTTGCAAACGTAGGCAGCCCAAGTGCTGCTGTATTTAACTTTGGCATTCCACAAGGAACAATTGGAGCAACAGGGCCAACAGGTCCAGTAGGACCACAAGGTCCAGCAGCAACAATTGCTGTCGGCTCAACTACTACATTG